TAAAAAAGTAATTAAATTATGAAAACTTTATTTTTAGTGTTGTTTACATCATTAGTAGCTTATGCTCAAATAATACCAGAGACTAGTGACTCAATATACTATTCTCCTAAATATTGTGACACATCACAATCAATAGAAGATGCATTAGATAGCTGGTCATATAATGGTAATGCTGGTGACTGTTTTAATCCAAGTCAAGCAATGTTAGATGCATTATGGCCTAACCTAGCACTTAGAGATAGTTATGACTGTTGTTGTAAGGTGGCTTCAACTCCAGGTTTACCAGGTTCATTTACTGGATTTGAAGGTGGACCCTGTGAAACATATTTAGATGAAATAGATTTTATGCCATTAAGTGAAAGTGATATAAATTTAAATGGAATATATATTGATATGTTTGGAATACAATATACTATACCACCTAAAGGATTATCAATTATGAATAAAGAAAAATATTATAGATTATGAAATATTTAATAGCATTGTGGATGTTTATAATTGTAGGGTGTTCAATATTTAACCCTGGAGATAAGTATAATCCTAACCCAAAACCTGCAGTTAGTTGTTGTCCTAATGATTCAATTAGAGTTGACACAATAAGATTAACAAACGGAGTAGATCACATAATAATGTTAGATACAGTTAGAATAAAATGAGAATAATTTTATACATATTATTACTTTTATCATTTACGATAAATGCACAAGAAGAAAGTAAGTTTAAAAAAGAACTTAAAAAAACTTTTAAATTTTCTACATTTTATGGTGCAATAAACGGAGGTAATTCTATTTCTGATATAGATATATATTCTATTACGAATGGACTAGAAACAGATGTAGTAGAAACTCCATTTGACTATTCTATTTCATTAGGTGTAAGAAAAATAGCTAGATTTGGTTACGAAAACAGAGCAAACACATTTTATGACGGTACAGAGAAGTCATATAGTGATGGAGCTACACTTGGTAAAGTAAAAGGATTTGAATTTCTTTTTGAATTAGATTACGCTAGGCAACAAGGGACGAACTTCCTTAATCAGCAACACTTTGTAAGATATGTTGCCGACAAGTGGATAGCTAAAGTAGAGTATTTACAAGACGGTTTTGCAGACATTCAATACTTTGAGGCATCACAACGTTTTAGATATAAGGCTAGTAAGAAGTTATCTTTTAATATTGGAGCAGTACAACGTATCTCTGAGCCTTATGGTTACGATCCACTTGCTGAGTGGGTGTTATCCAACGGGAACTTACACTACACAAACCTTGCTATAGAAGAAGGGTATTCAATTTCCTTTGACCCAACCGGTATAACTTATCTAGATCCAAATGGGAACGTAGTAGCTGAAAACACTGAAGTGTGGGAAGCTGTTGTTATTCCAGAGGCCTTGTCTAATTATGCAGAAAGAAAAAGAAGTGAATTAGAAACACAATGGGACCACGGTGTGGTAATTGGTTTTGATTTCTATCATTATACAAAAGACTTTTGGCTGCATTCCTGGGGCAATATCATCCCACTACACTATAATGCAGGAGGAGAGTATTCATACCACAACTTTAATGACGGTAAACAATGGAATGATTACTCAACCGGTCTTATTTTTGGATGGAAAATTAATAAACATCTGGGAGTCTTCTTAGAAGGTAAGTATAATAAGTACTGGAACCGTGAATGGCATGACTTTAAATTAGGTGTTAATTATATTATATTTTAACTATTTTTTTTGTATATTATATATATAACAATAAAACTTTAAATTATGGTGAATTGGATTAATTCCTGGAAAAAAGGAAATAAGAAAAACAAAATTGATTTTACATTAAGATTTGGATGGTTAACTATTTTTGAACTAAAATGGTGTTTAGTATCTTGTAAACCTGAAGACTGTTGTAAAAATAATTTTAGACTAATGGTATTAAACTTTGGATTTGAAATATAATGGCAACAAAAACACTAAGTGCATCAATTGATTTAAAAACTTTAGATAATGTAATAGGTATCTTTGGTTTAGATAGTGTTAAATCACAATCATTAAGTTATGATGACACTAATGTTTCAAGTGCCTCAACAGCTTTAACAACATCATATGTTGAATATATTTTAGCTGCTGTTGCTAAAGTTACTTATGTATATATTAAAAATTTAGACACTACTCATCATGTTCTAATGGCTAATGCTGCTTCAGCAGAATGGGGCAGAATACCACCAGGAGAATGGGCTTTTTTCCCAGTTGCTCCTAATATAGGACTTGAATTAAAAGGTAGTGCAGCTATAAATATTGAATATGCTTTTTTTAGAGCACCTTAAAAAACTAACAAATGGAATTAGACGGATTAAAAAACGTAAAAGTAAGTGCACATAGGTCTCAAATGACTTTTTGTGCTAGCTGTAAGAGCTGTCCAGCAATTGACATCTCAACTGAATCTGATAGAGTAGTAGTAGGAGGAGAAGATGAAGGATATACTGAGTTTACAAAAGATCAATTTGAACTTTTTTGTAAAACTATTAAAGAAGGTGCTTTTGATAGATTTTTTAAATAATTATTAATTATGGAAAAGGAATGTATTTGTGGTCAAACTAAAAACACTGAAGGAACTTGTGATGGATCTCACTCTAATGTTTGTGAAGAAGTTGACTTAAATGAAGATGTCCCTTTTGCTGATAAACTATAAAGCTATGCCTGCAAATATGAAAAAAGCCGGAAAAAAATTCATGTACGGTGGAATGAAAAAGAAAAAAATGTCTAAAGGAGGAGCTCTTAAGCCTGTACCTAAAGATAATAAAGGACTAGGTAAGCTACCTGAAGATGTACGTAATAAAATGGGGTATATGATGTATGGTGGATCTAAAGTTAAAAAGATGAAACCGTTTATGTATGGTGGACAAAGAGTACCAGGAATGTTTCAAGAAGGAAGTGAACTATTGGAATCTTCTTCATTACCAAAGGAAAGATTAGAAGCTTTAAAAAATAAAGGAAAAAAGAAAAAGAAAGAAAAAGGTAATCCATTTAATTAATTATGTCTAGATCAGTATTTTGTAGTAGTTGTAATAAAAGTTATTATCCTTGTCCGGATACTAAAACGGATGCACAATGTTGTGCAAATGCTTGTCAAACAAAACCTACTTTAACTCCTAAAAAACAAAAATTAGGAGGTCAAGTTAGAATGAAAAACGGAGGTACAGTTCCAGGAATGTATTATAATGTGTGATGGCAAAAAAATGGATGAAAGATGCTGTTAAAAAACCAGGAGCGTTAAATGCAGCTGCAAAACGTGCAGGTAAAAGCAAATCTGAGTTCTGTAAGACTGCTAAAGGCAAAAACAAAAAAAGATGTACTCTTTGGAGGACATTTAATAAATATAGACCAAAGTAAATTATAAATTATGGGAGTATTAAATAAATTATTCTCTGGAGGAGCTAGCAAATTAGTTGAATCGGTAGGTGGTGTAATAGATAATTTAGTAACAACAGATGAAGAAAAGCTTGATGCAAAAAGAAAGCTTAAAGAAATGATCATGAACCATGAGGTTCAGATGGAAAAAAATATAACTGACCGTTGGACTGCAGATATGAACTCTGACAGTTGGTTAAGTAAGAATGTAAGACCTATGGTTCTTATATTTTTAATTGTTTGTACTATGATATTAATTTTTATTGATGCTGGTGCAGTTAAATTTGAAGTAGAAGAAAAATGGACTGACTTACTTCAATTAGTGTTAATTACTGTTATTGGTGCTTATTTTGGAGGAAGATCAGTTGAAAAGTTTAATAAAAAGAAAAAATAATGGCAAAAATGGCCACTTTCCTATATAGGGGAACTAATAGTAAAAAAAGAAGAGGTGTGCATAGTAAAAATGCTAGTAAATCTCAAAATTCTTATAAAAAACCTTATAGAGGACAGGGCAAATAAAAATAATAAATTATGGCAGCAATAATATTAAATTCATCATTTACACTAAATAGTTCTACAGGAACAGATCCTGTTAATATTAGTATAGCTCCTAATTTTTCTACAGTAGAACCTTCTGGATCTGGATCTCAACAATTAAGTCCTGGTATAACATATCCTATTTTAAGTATTGCAGGTACTACAGATTATTATGTTTTAATAAGAAATATAGGAATGGCTAGTGGTACAAAACATGGTAATGTTCATGTGAGAAGTGGTAAGTCAGAAAGCATTGCTCTTCTTAAACCTAATGATTTTATGTTTTTTCCTTTAAAATCTGGTGTAGGATTACAAGTTGTTTATGATACAAGTGAAACTACAGTAGACTGGTTTTATTGGACTAGATCTGGTTAAAATTTTTTATTATGTCTGGACCTCAATTTTCAGGAAATCCTCCCGGTTTAAAAGCTTATCTTCTAGCTTTTTATGACTCAACAGGGTCATATACTCAATATTATAATCCATCTGCAATTTTAGGATTTGAAAAAATAAATACTACATCTTTTAAAATTTATATGCAAGGTGTTAAAGATGTTAATGCTAAAGATGTAATAACTTTAACACATACTACAGCTATTACTTATAAAGATGCTGTAGAATATCTTATAACTGCAATTGCAGAAGGCTCTATTCATTTATCAAGTGATAAATTTATGTCAATTATAGGAACAACTGTTCCAGAAAACTTAAGGCCAGAGTTTACATCATGTACTATTGTATATGGAGCATGTTGTGGAGGTGGGGGTACAATGAATAATTGGATACTTAGTGATGGATCTACAACTCAACAAATAGATAATGGTGAAACTGTTACAACTGCTGATAGTACATATGTAAATAATGTTGTGTCAGCAACAAATACTATTACAACTTCTTTATCTGCTGTAGATGGAACTTCAGATTTAACAACAAGATTTTTAAGTAAAGATAATACATGGGATGTTATAACTGCTCCAAAACATCTTGCTAAAACAACCACTACTTTTGAATGGAACACTAGTGGTGGTCAATCATGGTGTGTTCCTTTTGGTACAGGAAATACAGCTGTAACTTTTGCAAGTAATCAATTAACAGATGATCAAACAAGAGATGCTGTTTTATTTGATCTTTTAGGAAAAATAGAAATAGTTAGAATATATGGTTTTTTAGAATCATCTGTTGCATCAGGATCTGTGCAATTGTATGAAGGTACATTTACTATGGGTGCTAGCTATACAGGAACTCAAACTTTTTCTATAGGATCTGTTATGTCAAATCCTACTCAATCATCTGCTAATACTTATTATCCTTTTTCAATCACTAGTGGTTTTGCAAGTAAAGCTCCCGGATTAATGAGAGCTTTAAAACTAGTTAATAGAAATGCTGATCTTAGAGTTTATAAAGGACAAATTACATATGAATATGTTATTCATGAATAGTTATTTTTCCTTAAGTAACCCTTCTATAATAATTAAATAATTTATTGCATCTCCAAATTTTTCATTTATAAGTTCTTCTGATGGTCTTTCATTAGGTAATTTTTTAATTATAGATTGTATTGATTCAAGATGTTTTGCTAAATAACTCCAAGCAACCTGTTCTGGTTCAGTGTGTAAAGAAAATCCTGTACCATTTTTAAAAGACTTAAATACGTCTTCTTTATGAGCATATTCTGCACGCTTTGCTAACAAAGTGTTTTCAGTTCTGCTAAAAATTTTATCTATTAGTTTTATAAATTTTTGTTCTGTCATTAGAATATATATCTTATTGTGTTAATATTAAAGTATTTACTATATAAATTAGCAAAGTTATCAAGAGCTTTTCTTTTTTTTCTTACCGGGTATCTTAATGTACCACTTAGATTTTTTGGTTCATCAGAATACTTCATAAGCTCACGTGCTTCTTCACTAGCTCTATTCATTTGGTATACATGATTAGTTAAAGCAATAACTTCACATTTATTTTCACCTGCATATTTTTTTACAAGTTTAAATAATGCATCATATTCCTCACTCCAACCTGGATAAAATATAAGAGGTGAATAATTTAAATGTACTTCCCATCCTAACTTTTTAAGTCTATCTACATCTTTTATTCTTGATAATATATTTTGCATTTTAGGTTCAAGAATATCTGAATACTTTTGAGGCATAAGACTAACTCTTACACGTGGTGGCTTATTAAAATGATTTACATCAAGTTTTAATAACCCTGGATACTTAGTGGCCATAGTGCTATTAAGTTGTGGATGATTGTCATACATCTTAAGGTAATTATGAAGAGTACCTGGTACATGTTTTTGCATCAAAACTAGATCTGAATTGCACGCAATGTCTACCATTGTGTATACAGGATCTTGTTGATTAGGAACTTTATTATAAGTTTTTTCCCATTCAACTACAGAATTAAATACTTCATTAATGTTTTCATTAACAAATACTCTTTTACCGTTATATCTAGACATATAACAATAGGTGTCTACACAGCCCCCGTAGCACCCGTAAATTATATTTGGAGCTATGCAGTCACTACTATTGTTATTTGTCTTTGTTACTAATGTTTTGGTTTTTTGATATTTTATTGCCATTAAAATTCTAAATCATTACGGTCAACTTCATCAACAATATGTTTTTTGATAAAGTTTTTAAACCAGGTTTTTATTTTTTTTATTAAACTTTTCTTTTTTGGCTTCTTCCCAAATCCTTGGGCATTCATAATTTCTCTACTTGACATAATTTTTATTTTAGTACACTCAGTAGGACTTGAACCTACAACCTACAGCTTAGAAGGCTGTCGCTCTATCCAGTTGAGCTATGAGTGCATAAGAATTAAATAAAGGCAAGAGGTGGGGACCGCAAGTGGTTTCTCTCTTATTAAGTTGGTATAACCTCGTCAGGCACCTTTTTATACCCTTCAACACCTTTATTTAATTCAATCTGACATGACTCAGATTTTACATAAAATGCTCACCATCCCAATCATCATCCCAATCATCTGTTTCATTCATTGGTTCAGCAGCATCTAATTCATCTATAGTTCTACCATCTGGTAATACTATTTCATGATCTTCTACATGCATATCACTAGAATCATTAGGTTTTAATTGTGAAACACTAAATAATTCACTAATCATAAACTGATGAAACTTTTGTTGATCAGACATCCATGACCTAGGATGAGACTTTTTTAATGCATGTGTAACATGATTATAAAATGTCCAAGCAGTATCATCTTCTTTGTAATCATATGATGGTTTATCTATTTCTTTTTTAATACAAGATATTTGTGATGAGTCAATAAGATTTTCATTAATAAATAATCTACCAACTAATTCAGCTTGTTCTTTTCTAGATAAATCAAGTTTTTTAAAATTATCTCTATCTTTTACTAACTGAGTAAAGTGTTTGTTACCTTGTTTAACTTGAGACATAATATGATTAAAAGCTTCTTTATCTGCATTACCTGTATGTTTTCTAGCATATGATGCCATATCACCACAGACCATACCGTTACCACAAACTCTTACAAAAGCTCCTATCCCGCATTGAAATCTTGTGCTTTTATCATATGAGTTTGACCAAGCAAACATCATACCTAATTCAGAATCTTGTGTAGACTCTATTTGATATATACCTTGAGCAATGTTACCATTAGCTGTAGATCTGTATTCTTCATTTTTAACATTGAAACCGTGAGTTTTTAATATACTTCTTGCAGCATCAATAAGAAATTTATGACGAATAACTGTATAAGTTTTTCCATGATTTGGATATTGTACTGCAGATAAATCTTCTGCAGTACAACTTGTTGGTTTTGTATATCCCATTTTTTTATTTTTAAAGTTAAATAATTATTGTCAAAATAACAATAACTGATTAGTTTTAATTCCTATAATATTATTAATTTCTTTCTCTATAGCATCTAGATAATATTTTTCATTAATATCATATGACTCCCAAGTTTTATTTTCAATTTTATTCATAACAGTCTGCATCCATCTACCTGCTTCTAATTGAATTTCTCTTTTATCACTTTTATTAATTTTAATTATTTTAACACCTTTGTTAGAAATATAATATCTGTTTATCTTTTGAAGTTTTTCTTCATCAGCTTGTCCATCTTTTACAGATCTAGCAACTTGTTGCCAATTACCTTTAGATTTACCACCTATACAATAATCAAGAATATTTTTATTTTCTTTAAGTGTATCTTCTGGTAAAGTTCCATCAACAAAGTAGGCGTACAATGCTTTTGGAATGATCAGTTTAGATTTGTTTTTATGAAGAGCCAACCCTTCAAACTCAAAACGTCCCTTACATTTAGCTTTATTATTCATATCTACTGCTATGTAGTTATTAACATCAGCCAATACAAGCTTTTTATATTGATCATGTTCTAAATTAAGATTAGTTATTTCCTCCCATTTTTTGCATACATCCATATAAATTTTTTGTTTTGATCTAGGTATTACTGTTTCAACACCATCAGTATTTTGTAATAATGGTATTGCTTCTGGTATTGCTTCCATAATCATTTCATAAAGCATCATCAATGTAAGTTGACCATTAACAGTAATAAACATAGTAAACTGCGGATCATACAGAAAAGAGTTCTTATCATTACTAAGACCGTATGTACTATTAAGTATAATTTTATACACATAGTTCATAGGATCACTCTTTGGTATCTTTTTTCTTTCATCAAAAAACCACTTATATAGATCACAAAATGCTTTTTTATCTAAATGTGCAGGTGAAATCTTATTCATAATAGCTAAATTAGGATAGAAGCTTGTAACATCAGAAGACATTATTATATTATCTTCATCTGATTCATAAACACCTGGTTTATGAGCACCGTGAGCACCACCTAAACCAAAATGTGTTCTAACTCCTTTGTATTTAACTACATATTTAAATCCACCTTTAGTTTGATTAGGATCAAGTTCAATATCTTTAAATCTATTTAATAAATTATTAAATTCAGTTGTGTCAAATTTAATATAATCTAATATGAGATCTTTAATTTTAATTACATTTCTAAATGTTCTTAATTTTTTAAGTTCATATTTAGGTATATTAAGTTCTTTACTAAGATAATAACCAAACAATTCTTTACTAATTCTTGGTTCAGATGCACTAAATAAATTAATACTATATTGATCAGTTAACTTTTTTCTTAATGCTATTAAAGGTTTACATCTAACAAAAATTTCTTTAGTTGCTTCTACATCATTAATACAGTATTCAATAATTAGATCTAACTGATCCTGTGTATTTATCTCTGTTTCATGGTGTATAGGCATATCTAAGATGTTATCCCAGTCCATAGTATATTCTATCCATTTAAGACTAGATCTCTTAGCCATGTTATCCCAATGGTTTAATTTAAAAACATCTATTTGTTTAATAGTCATATGCCATTCAGGAAATTCTTGAAATTCTCTTCTATTAGACTTTTCTATAGCTTGTTGAGCACAAAGATATATTTCTTCAGCAATTTCTTCTCCATCCATGAGTTTTAAATTCTCATGGTTTTTAATTATATAGTGAGTGATCTGTGCATCAAATGCTAATCCATTATAGGATATATGCCACTCATTATTACTTATATTTTCTTTTAGGAATTCAATAAACTTTTCATAATCATTTTGTAATTTACAAATTGAAAAAATTTTAGTTTCTTCAGTTTTATAATGTGTAAAAACACCAACAAAACAATTTGATAAAGTCTCATAATCCATTACCCAATGGTTCATAGTCATGTCATTTTAGTATCAAAAGAAAAGGGCCCGTTCGGACCCTTCTCAATGGAAAAATTTAAAAAAAATGGAGGTATAAAGGTCCTCAGCCTATACTTTCTCAATAATGGGTGTAGTTGCTGTTGCACCTACAAGTTCACTATCAGATAAAAAGAATTCATCTAATTCAATTGCATCAGGATTTACTGCAAACATTTGAATTGTTTCTCTAATTTCTTCTTCAGTTACTATATAATGTTCAGAACAAGTGTCAACAAGTCTTCTTTCTTCTTTTACTTTCTTTCCATTTGCTCTTGGTTTACCTTTAACAGGTATTTCATCTCCATTATCATCTAGTTTAGGAACCATATGATAACTTCCTTTCATATATTTACCAATAACTACCATCATTTTTTCTCTTGGTGAGAATAAACATTCAACAAATGGACAATCATTAGTAATAGGTATTAATTTAAAGCTTTTCATTTGACCAAAAGCACTTTTAACTAACATCATGCTTTTTGGATTTTCTTGTATATATTTTTTATTTTTTGCCATGGTTTTTAATTTTTAATTTTTAAATATAATGATTTTTTTATTAATTCACAATCAGAAGTAAAATCTTCTTTTTGAAAATCTGGTTTGCTACACAATTCACCTACTAATTCTAGGTCTTTTTGATTAATATTTAATAACTCTGAATAATCTTCAAAATAATATTCAGGATATAAATAACTTTCTACATATTCTGCTATTTTACCTTTTTCACCAAAAAACTTTATAATAGTTTCTTTTGTTTTTTTACTAAATTTTGAATATTTACCCTGTTTAAACTTTTGTAAATCTCTTTTTTTAAGAGGTAGTGTTAAATCAAAAATATATAAATAATTATAATCATTTATTATATATTCTGTATGATATAACGGTAGAGTTTTAATTACTTCATCAGAAAATAATATAAAATTATTTTTACTTGCTTTATCAAATCTATAAAGACATAAAAGCTTGTTGCAATCTATTGTATATTCATCACCCCAAGATAAATATGTTTGATTAGGAACAAACTTTATGCCTTTTTTAATATCTAATAAAGGATATAAAAAAACTTTGCTTTTTTGAAAATATTCTTTATATAATTTTTCCACTATAATGTTACGTTATTATTAGCAAATTCATATGGTAAACTATAATCTCTTTTAATGTAATGGTAATTAGTTTCTTTTAATATTTCTTCTAATCCATTAAACCAAGTATTTAGTGTTTCTTTTGATACATCAAATACATAAGTTTGATCATAACTATCAATAACTACAAATTTAAAATTAATTTTATAATCAGTAATATCTTTTTTAGAACTTTTTATCACCAATGTAATGTAAATAACTGCTTGCATCCAATAATTATAATAATCTACAGTTTCTGCAAATTTTTCTAATCCTTTAGATGTTGTTTTAAAGTCTATAACAGTTATCTCTTTTGACTCATGGTCAATAATATATCTATCAATGTAGCCTTTAAGACCAAATACATAATCATTTAATTCACATTCTAAATATTTTTCATTATACATTTCTAAAGGATCTAACTCAAAATCAGTTACTTTATCTTCTAATAAAGACATAACATCTTTATTATTTTTTATTAATATAACTCTTTCAACTGCTTTTGCTAACATATCATTATCTATAATATCTTTTTTCTGGTCTTGACATAGAAATTTATAATATTCTTCATTTTCTTCAGTTTGAATTTTAGATAATTTTTTTAAATCATCTTTAAATGACTGATATAAGTTGTTTTCTTCTAAAGCTTGTATAATTTCATTATCTAAATCTTTTAACTTAATAAATGCATTAGGATCATAAAATCTATTACTAAGATTTTTTAAAACTTTACGAACATTGTCTGATGGTATTTTATTAGGAACAATAGAAAACTCATCATGTAGCTTCTCAGGCTGTAATAACATCAAGTGAAGTAATTTACCTTCAATTAAATGTTTGTCAGTCTTAATTTCCCTTTCTTTAAGGATATAGTCTTTGTAAAAAAGTTTTGGTGAAAATAATAACTTGTTTAGTGAAGAATAACTAAACTTATAATCACCATTATAAAATGCTTCTTCTTTAATTGGATCTTTCATAATTAATATTTTAAAGATAAAGTGGGTGCATCTCAACACCCACTCTATCAAGCTGGTTTTTATGTCACTATGGCTAACTCCAGCTTATTCATTGACTAACTTAACTAAATATTCATTTTTTAATTTTAAATCATTTGCATTTAAACTAAAAACACAATCTTTACCACCTACTTGATGATTACCTTCTAGAACTCTTTTAAACATTACAGAAGCTATAAGACTTGCTGCCCATGCTGTTAAACATTTATCTTCAACCATTTTTTTAATTAAATTACTATAAGCATGTCCCCATGAAGATAGTTGAATATCAATATAATATTCAAATTCTTTTCTAAGATATTTAAAATTTACTTGATTCCAAACATTACTATTTTTCATATTATCTGAACACACTGCAAATAATAAACATAAAAAAGTTCTAGATTTATCTATATTACAATTAGCCATCATAGTCATTCCGACACTTAAATTTTCTTTATCAAATGAATTAATCATACTATAAACACTTTTAAACTCTTCTTTATTTATAGTAATTGAATCTTCAGTACATAAAAGATTAAGGTCAGAATCAAAAATAACTTTATCTATATTATTTTTTACAAAATTCATATTATCAAATGAAGTTTTTGGATAATAATATAAATAACCTGCCTGTTTAGTTACATAATTTTTTAAATAAGAACGATATATACTTAATTTTTCTCCATAACCAGTAGAAGAATAATAATAAGATTGTGTAAAAGTAATTTCACAATCATCACCATATAAATCTTCAATTAACTTTACTTGTTTATGCATACAGTTTTGATCATCACTAGTTAAATTTTTCCATTCTTTACCTATACTATAACAACTTTTAAGAGTTTTAAAATCTATACTACTAGAATAGCTATTTTGTACCATCTTTTTAATTGTTTGGTCACCTATTACTATTATATCAGCAACATCTCTCTTTCTAGTAACTTTAAAATCACATTCTTCTGCAAATAAAGCTAATTTATCTCTAGATAAAGTTAAATGTGGCAATCTATAAACTGTATTAACACTATCAATAAAATCTTGTTTAGTATATTTTTGAAATTTGTCTTTTGGTAATAATTGACTGATTAATTTTTTTCCTACTGTCCAATCATCTCTACCAATATAAATACCAAGATCTGATAATCCAAGACTTTTTAAGTTGTTTTTATGCGAATCTATATCTATACTTATTACATTTCTATTTTTCATAATTATATTTTTTATATTCAGGTTTAACCTCTACTTTAAAAGTGTAAAGATCTCTATTATCAATTCTTATTTCTTTTCTAACTATTGGTTCTAAATACTTAAATGATTCTCTATTTAAATTTTCCCGGCCTTCAAGTCTTTGTATCATTTGTAAAGCAGTCATATGATAATAATCTGAAATACCAGATGCTTGTTTCCAATATTGTACATCTTTATTTCTATTAAACATATATAAATCTGTACCTATTTCTTGACCTAGTTTCCATAACAAATGATATTTTTTAGTCCAATCAATAGTAGGAAGCAATGCTCCAACCATATTATAGTTTTCTGCACCACCTTGTTTCATTAAAGAAATAATATCATCTAATATTTGTTCAGTCAGTTCAACTTTACTGGCTGATTGATGCATTACCTTATCAATATTCCAAACAGCTACATTACCCATTTCAACTTCATAAGCTGTATTAATTGCAAGACCTGTAACTATATAAGAATCATAAGGCATACTATGACGATCTGAAGTATATCTATCAACCCACTCAGCACATTTAGCATCATAAATAACTCTAGCTAATTCATTACCTCTTTTATTTTCTTCACAATAATCATTTACATACACGCATCCTGCTTCTACTGCTTCATAATTCCATAAATTGCAAAACATAGCTCTAGAATTAATAGACTCTTCACTTTGATGATCTCTAGTTAAATCATCATGTGTTAAATATAAATCTGCTTTAGTATAATCATTAGTTAAAGTAATTTTATGTTCTTTAAGTGCTGCTTTTACTCTCTCAGTAGAGACAGGACTGTTTGGAAATAAAAATGCTTTTTTATATAATGTCAAATCCGGTTCTTTATCTGCATTCTTTGTAAATATTTTTCCTATTCTATTTGTTAAACCTTGTGACGTGTTTACATAAACTGTTTCTATTGTACCACCTGAATCAACCATGATCCCATAAGGATCACAGTCAATTTCAAAGTGTTCAATAGCATCAGGATTAAACTCCTGATGTACTGATTTTTTTGCCATATTATTTAATTGTCATTTTAATGATTTCTGGATTCATCATCATCTTGTTAAACTTTTGTTTATTACCATTAAAGATGGTTCTTACAACTAAATACTTTAGATCATTAGTAAAATAATCTTTTGTACATAGTGTAATTAATCTATCTGTAATTTTTTGATTTACCGTGTTTTCTTTAGAATAAACCACAGAGTAGTTTGCTAATCTGGTAGCTAGAGTTGATGCAATATCTGCTCTATAATTATCATCTTTTCCAACACAACTAGTCAATTGACCTAAGATATACTTTTCATCTGTATGAGTTAATAAATCTTTTGGTGTTACTAATTTATCAAGTTTATTGTTAATAAATGTAGTAAACATAGATGCAAATGCATCTCCAACAGATCCTTCACCAATCATTTGAACCATACTTAAATTATCTTCAAACTTTTCAAAACTTGAAATAGAATTAAAGAATGCAGTAATAGATCTTGCGTTAGTTTCTTGTGTTACAAGTTCTGGATGTAATAACAAAAAATTAATACATCTAGTGTCAATACCAACTTCTTCAGCCCACCTAGCCCATACTTCTACATCAAACTTAAGATTAGCAGTAATATATCTAGTTTTTTGTGCTGAGTCAATACTATTAACCATATAATCTCCATTATCTGGATTAGATGTTAGAATTATATGCCAATCTTTTGGTAAAGACCAAGAAATATACTGCTGTCTATCAACTAACTCCATTACAGCTTGAATAAATCTCATATCCGCACGGTTCCAGTCATCAAGAAGTAATATACCTCCTTCTTTTTTATCAGAAATCCATTCTGGTGCACAATAAGACATTCTATTCTTACCTGTCATTTTCCAACCAGTTCTAAGATATTCCTCAACAGCAAGCTCATCAACCCACTGTCCAATCTTTTTAGTTATACCTGTCATTTGTGCAACAGCAGCTGCTTTTTGTGCTTGTGTATAGTTAAGATCATCAATTCTTTTATTAATTTTCTTTTCTTTAAACATCTGAAATTGTCTAACAGGAAAACCAACAAGGTCACCTAACTCTTCAATCTGAGCTAAATTTAGTTTTACAAAATTTAAGTTATTTTCTTTAGCTAGATCAATAACAGCAGATGTTTTACCAATACCTGATTCACCTACTATCTCTACTGCTACAGGATTTTTATTTCCTTCTTGTAAGAATCTATTGTTCTTTATTATATGATTAACAAAATTTTTACATTCATCAATATTTAAATTTACTTGTGCCATAGTTTTTTAGTTTAATTGTATTTTTAATCCTGGTAATTCATTATTTACATCACACTGAGAACTGTGAACCCAAAGTGTATTATTTGGACAGTTTTCTGGAGTATATGCCTCACCATCTGTTAAATATATAAGAGCTGTATAAACTCCTTTCTTTTTATTAAATAGATCAATAACAGGTTGGAAGCTTGTGCCTCCTCTACCTTTAATTTCCCAATCTTTTCTTGGGTTAAATGCTTCTACTGAATTTATTTGTGTATCACACTGAGCAACCGTGATCATGTGACCAGTTTTATGCATATGTGTAAGTTCACTCATAAATTCCCTTAATTCCTTGTTAGATACAGATCCTGATGTGTCAACACCAACAAGTATATTATTCTTAAATTTAATTTTAAGACCCGGATTGTCACTATATCTTTTATTATACTTACGTCTAAGTTTTTTAGTATAAGATACTGTAGAATTGCCAATAAATCTTCTTAGATAACCTTTCCAATCAAATGATGCTGGCTCAATAGTTGTAAGCCTTTTAATAAGATCAGCTAATTCACCTGGAACGTTACCACATCTTTTAACAGTTTGTTCTGCAGTTTCTTTAAGTTGATGTTCAACTTGTTTTTGCACTAGCTTTTTTTCTGCTTCTGTAAGATCTTCAAACTCTTCCCATGTTTTATGATCATACTGACTATCACCGTCCATTTGATCTAATACAGATTGAAGTGACTCACAAGGATTATTTTTACATTCTTGTTCCAAAAGTCTATAATATTCTTTTGTACCTGCTTTTTTAGGAAGCTTAAGTTCTGGAAATGTATCCAAGAACAATCCACCTTCAGGTAATGCATCACGATCTATATATTGATTAATTTCTAAATCAGCAGCTATATTAAATAACTTATGATTAGTATATAAATCTCTCATTACTAAATGTCCAAATGATATGTGTAACAATTCATGTTTTAATACACCCATTCTTTGTTTATCATTAAGACTATTAAAAAATTCTGTATTAATAGATAATTGTACACCTATACCATTTTTACTAACACCTGCTGTAGGTATATCATTTCTAAAGACTTTATTAAGTCCAACTAAAAAGAGCCCGTAAAAGGGCTCTCTTAAAATTAATGTTTTACTTGCTCTTGCAAGTGATTCTGCAATATTTACCATGCTAATTCTAATTTAATACTTTTAACCATTTCTCTTTCTGCAATACCTTTTATATAAAGCTCACATACTTCATGTTCTATAATTTGTTTATCAACATTAGAAAGTTTTTGTTTTTTTATTTTTTTAAACAATTCTTTCCACGGTAGGCAGTCATGAATAAGTTGTGATCTAAGTTCTTCTTTATTATACTTTTTATTTTCTATACTTTTTTGATCTAAAAAAGATTTTAAAAACAAATGTCTTCTTCTACCAGGTAATGATTTTACTAAAACTTGTAAAGAAGAGTCAGATAAATCACTGTTTAATATGTTGGAAATACCAATTTCCATGTCTTCTACACCTGCATTTAATAAATTAAATATGTTTTTGTATGTGTTTAAATTTATTTTAATCATTTATTTTCATTGTTTTAATCATCCATAAGGGTAATTTTTTCTTATGAATATTGTCTAACCATTCTTTTGCAGAGGGAATATAGTTATTACAGTCCTCTCTTACATGCTGCTCTGCAACATATCTTGTATAAACAGATTTACCATCTGAATTTGTAAATACTGGTCCAAATTTTCTTTCACATTCAAATATACCTTCACTGTGATGACGAAACATTCTGTGTAGGTGATTGCCCACCCAACTTTTTGTTGCATCTAACCAATTATGTATATGTATGTAATCATCAGGTTGTCCACCAAACTTCTTTACAGAAGATTTGGCATGAATATTAGGATGAGCCATTTAAACTTTTTTCAAGTTCTGACTCAATATCATCATAATGATAGTCTTCAATATGTCTTTGAGAATGATCTATAGTCATTTTACCTGTTTCAAGATCTATAGTAATTGTTCCATAACCCCCATCATTGTTAATCCAATCCCACTCTATATTATCACTAATAAATGTATATAAATAATCATCAAATTCTTGTCCAAAATTTTGTGGTACAGAATCTTGTGACCATTTTTCTTCTCCTTTTTCATTTATTTCATAACCACTATAAGAATCTATACAACCATCATCACCACCTCCACTATAACTTACTTCTAGTTTTACTAGTCCGTTGTCTTTTAGTTCTCTTAGCAACAGTTTTTGTTTTATTGTCAATTTTTCCATTTTTAATTATTTTAATTATAACACCTGGGTTTTCCTTATCATATTCATAAGGTTCAAATACAGGTATTATAAAATTCATATTATCATCTTCTATCCATCCATTTTTAACCATATCATCTTGCACTGTCTGTGCAGGATTTATATAATCAAACTTGTGACGGCTGCCTCTAATAAATTTAAAAGAAATTGTAACTGGAAAAGTGTGTTGTTTTAACTCTTTTTTAAATGAGCTAGCAAATGCTTTGTAAATTGCTGCAGTTGCTTTTCTATATTTCATTGTTGTTTTACTTGAAATAAAGTATTTTCCTGTCCATCTTCTTCCATTCTTACTAGAAGGTACGTTTCCTGGTATAAACCATTTCATAATATATTTTTAAGTTTAACTTTAATTTCTTTATGAGCATCAGTAAAGCCTTTCTCTTTTACAAGATCAGCAATGTCTTTGCTACTGTCTAACCATGTGCCTGAAATGTTATACAGCTCTTTGTACTTACTAACTGCATTGTGTCCGGCAACATCATTATCAAATAAAGTTACAACTTTTTTGTATTTTCTTTTAAGATTTTCAATTATATGTGGTTTTATTATAGTATTCTCTGAGTCAGGTGCAATAACTTCTAAGTTGTATCCAAATTGCTTTAAACACATTGCATCTTTCAAAGAAGAACATATAACAAGATAAGGTTGATTATATTCTAATTGATCTAAACCTTGAAGTTGAGGTTTAACTTTTATGAATTTAAACTTCTTGTTTTTTGGTTGGTAAATCTTATAAATATTATCCTTACTAAAATAACCATATATATAAGGTTGTTGAATAGTTATCTTATTATCTTTTTTAACCATATGATAATATTCAAGTGCTTTTACATTATACTTATCTAACATTTCTGCACCAATATTAAATTGTAACCAAAATGTTATATCATGTTTTTTCCAATCTCTTGTTATTACACCATCAACTTTATACTTTGCTTCTGGTTTTATATCAGATTCTTTATATTCTCCCTTTTCTGTAATAAACTTATTATAATCTTGTGTTAATTTAAATATTGCTTTTGAATAATCTATATTAAATAATTCTTTAATTAAATCTATTTTATTACCACCTTTACCTGTTGAAAAATCTTTAAATTTATATTGACTTTTGTCTACGAATATCCACATACTTGGTGTTCTTTCTGCAGGATGAAATACAGACTTAATCTGTACATTCTGTCCATTCAGTCTTTCTGGTAAATCCAGATAGAACTCAAAAACCCAAGTACTAGGAACATTTGATCCATCTAATACTAAATTTCTTGTACTTATCATCTTTATTAATAAAAATATAGGGACAAGTAAGTGCCCCTATATTATTGAAAAATTTTCTATTAACTGTTATATGCGGTATTCACTCCGTTGTAGGACAGCTAATAGACTTCTTACTAAGAAAAATTTATCCTACAATATTATAATTCAAAATCATTACCTGATCCTGAATTTGCTTTAAATTCCATTTTAGTTTGATTCTCATCTTTTTTAACTAAAGCTCTAACATGTGTAGCTTTATCAAAAGATAATAATCTAGAATTTTCTGTATCTACTGCTTCCATAGAAATACCATCTTTAGACATTCTTGGCAAATAAAGATCATCATTTACATAACCTTCTTTATTTTCCCACTCTCTAGATCCAGCACATATATTAATAAACTTAGATCCCTTTTGACCATCAGTAAATAATGTATTACATTCAACCATAAATTTCTCTATAGTTTCTGCTTCAATAGAATCTAAAGCATCTCTCATATTAAGAACTTCAGATAAATTAATCATAGATTTTAAAACTTCTTGGTCTCTATTAATTTCTCTACCACTTGGTAATGTAGCGTCTTTAAATGGAAAAGGACTAATTCTAATCCTACCAACTTGACCCTCATATCTTCCAAGAGATTGATTGTTCATATCTCTATAAAAACCTTCAAAATCACCTGTAACTGGTTCAGTTTCTACATGTAACATAATATTAAATGCTTCTGAATCATATGGTGTTTTATCAAAAGTAATAGAATTAATCTTTACTTTGTGATTACCTGGACTCATAACTGGTTTTGGTCTACCACTTCCTGCAGACATATCTTTAGTATTTAACATAACTTTATTTTTAACTTCATTCATAATTTAACTAATTTTCATATTCAATAATTGCATCTTTAACAACTTTTAATGAATTATCTATACGTGCATCAGCAAACATTTTGTCTGGTGATTTACAAGTATTCTCTCCATTATTGACTGTTTCAAATACATAACTTAATTTATCATCTTCTCCTTTGACAACTTTGCCAAATAGAACTATAGAGAATAGACCCTCCAAAGTTAATGCATTATCTATCATTTTACCAACAGTTTTTGCTTTAACTTTTCTGTGTCCATTCACATCTGTACTTTCTTCAGAGTGTGTTAAAAAGAATATATATAAATCTTCTCTCATATCTTTAGGAAGTTTAGCAACTTGTGCTAAATTCTTTGCAATAGAGGTAAATTTATCATAACCTTTTTCATCTGCTCTGTCAAAATATTCAAAACTTGACATATATTGCCAATCATCTATTACTAGATTTTTTATATGAGGCATTTTATCATTAACATGCATCATAGCTTTAATAATTCCTGCAGCAGATGACACTCCTGTCATATTACCTTTTTGATTATCTTTGCTAATCATTGTATAATTCTTTTTCCATCCTTTAAATGGTAAAGGTTTATTTGCAATGTTAACTATAAATGTCTCTTTAGGATCTAAATCTCTAATTGACGTTGATTTACCTGACCCGGAGTCAGCTATAACTAATACACTTTGTGCCATTATCTTTTAATTAATTTTTTGTTTATACTTAATAATGCTCTTTCAATCCCAATAAGAACATCTACTATTTCTCTTTTTTCAGGATCTTTTACTTTAATAAAATCTTTAAGTTCTACCTTATTTTTAATAGGAGACCTTCTAGAATTTACATCATTTATAATTTTCAGTTCACTTACAGGTATAATATGTCTTTCAAATCCTGAGTTACTTGTAACTAATTCATATTCTTCTTTCCAATGAGGATTATGTTTTAAGAAATACAAAGTTCTTTTAGGATCTTCAGTGTCATAATCAATACTTACAAATTCTGTGTAAATATTTCTACCCTTTTCTAGTTCACTTGGAAAAAATGATACATGTAGTTCATCTTTTCCTGATGGTCTATATGCCATCTTAGGTATATATAGTGCATTAATTTTACCTTCTTTTTGAAAGTAATCTTCATGCTCTTCTCTAAGTTTTGCAACTTTTGCTTTACGTTCTGTTGGTGTTAATCCCATATTAATATTTTAAATTTTTACCTTCTTTGTTCTTGAGGTGGTGTATCCATTTCTATTATTTGCATTTTTTCAAATTGTGCTTTAAAGAAACTCATACGTGTATCACCATTTCTTGCTTTAAGAAAATGTAAAACTAATGTTTTTTCATCTTCTATTATATATCTATCAGGACCATAGAATCTAATCTTTTGTTTAGCAGGCCGGTTAATACCTATTAAAGTATCAGCATGTTGCAACATAGCATCTGAACCAAATATATCTGATTCAAGTACATAGTTACCATACTTACCATTTACTGCTCTGTCTGGGTTATCTATATTTCTATTAAGCTGTGATAAACATATAAACATACAAGGATATTCACGCTTAACTTGTGTAAAGAATTCACCCAATTCAAACAACATATCTAATCTGTTATTTTGATAAGGTGCTCTTTTAACAAGAATACTATGATCTAATGTAATAATAGTCTTTTGACCCTTATGTTCATTCATGTATTTATCAACTTGCTCACGCATTTGATTTACAGTCATAGGTGTTGAAACAATATCTACTGGACTTTTGATTCTATCTTTTGCATATGCATGACATTTATCAAAGTCTCCTTGTGATAATACAGATCCTGCACTACATAATTCTTTATATGTTTTACCTGTAATAGAACTAAATTCTCTAAGAGCAGATGTTCTACCCACCATTTCAAATTGAAATTCTAATACTCTAAATTTATCTTCAGGATTTAAAACAAAAGATTCTCTTATTATTTGATCTTTAATTAATGTTTTACCTGATCCTGGCCTACCTCCTATAACAGTAAGAGTATTCCACTCTAATCCATCTGTTACAGCATCATTAAATTTAGGCCATGGTGTGTATATGGATTTCTCCTTACCTGACTGTCTGTCAAGCATATATTTAAGTGCTTCATTAAAAGATTGGTATTGACCATTCCATGCTTTATTACTCATACTACTTTTTCTTTAAAGTGATCTTCTTCTGTTTGTACACCATCTCTAATCATATCACAATAATCAGCTAAATCTGATGATTTAACTTTGTTTTTACCTTCTTTAGCAATAAAATATTGACTAGTTTTCATATACATATATTCTTTATCTCTATATTCATTAACATACATTCTAGTTGCATTCATTATTTCACTCCAACTAAAATCATAATTTTCAAAAAACCATCTAAATGAATTTTCAAGAGATTTAACATTAACTCTTGCTGGTTTACCACTTGGTAATTTACCTGCAGGAAATATTTCTCTATATTCATTTAATTTAAGATTAAAACTTTTACCCATTAATTGAATATTTGTTCTTTTCTTAGCTTTAATAAAATAATTTTCAAATTTAGATATAGTTTTTTGACCTTTAACAGTAAGACTAATTTTTGTATTTGCTTTTTTATCTAATTTTATAAAGCCTTGTCCTGCTAAATGCATAATTGCATCATCAGTATCAGGCAAGCGTAATGACAGACTCCTCTTTATTCCGTAAAGAATCAAGAATTGATTTGGTGTCATATTCTCCTTTAACATTTGTTGAAATAATTCCCACATATCCTTGTATTGATTTTAATACTAATTCATAAACTTCTGCAAAATCTGTTTCTCTAATAGATAACAGATCTTTAGCTACTTTAATACTATGTATAACTGTAGCATGATTTCTATTTATAGACTGGCCTATATACATTAAAGTATATCCCAATTCATAAGCTAAGTAAGAATATATTTGTACCCAAACAATTATTTCTCTTCTTCTGCTTGTTACTTTTAAAGACCTAATATGTGATAATTCTGGATATTTTTTATGCATTGTTCTTAAGATTAGTTTTTCTAATATTTTTATTTTAGAAATATTCTTGCGTTTATTTTTTTTATTAGAATCAAGAACAACAACTTTGAGTTTTGTGTTAAATTCATCCTCAAAATTATTTATAAATGACTGTATATAATTAGTCATTTCAATTAAATTATTTTCCATTTTTAATAATTGGTTTTAAAAGGTTTACAAATATAATAATTTTTTATATATTTGCATAATGATATATTTAAATTCTTACGAGTATTTACAAAATGTCTTAAAGACACCATATATAAAAAAAACAAGTGTTAGATTTAGTAAAAATACATTAAAACAAATAAGCCACTATGAAAGAAGCAAAAAAGTTATCCAAAAAAGATATACAAAAACATCTCCAAGCTACCAAGAAAGCAATAGCTGCGGGTAAAGTTGTAACAATCAATCCTAATGCTGTAATTAATATTCCTGTTGCAGGTGCATTTAGAGATTATATAGCAGAAGCAATAAATTATCTTTTTACAATTAAAGATGAAGATACAATAACATCAACTTTAATGCATATAAGAGATGGATTTAAAAGTTTACCAGAAGATGCTCCTTATGATCCATATATGAATGCTGTTTGGACTCTTATGACTTTAATGACAGAAATAAATCATCAAGCTGCTGAACAAGGTCATACTGTTATAACTGATGAAAATGTTGATGAAAGTGTTTCTAATTTAGTTAATTCTTTTACTGCTGGTAATGAAGAAGATACCAAAGCAATACTAAAAGAATCAAAAATAAATTATGAAAAAACTAGATCTGCTGCAGAAGAAAAATGGTCAAAAGAAGATGAGGAAAAGAAAATGAAAGCACTATTAGACAAGGAGATTAAAAAAGATAAAAATATTAAACCTAAATCTAACGAAGATTAGATCCCATATCATCACCTAGAGTTATTAATTCTTGTATAACAGAACTTAATTCTAATTTACTACAATCACCAAAAGACTTGCAGTATTCTGACCCCCCTTTATTAAAGCAGAGTCCTGCTTGTCTTTTGATTTGTAGTTTCATTTCACTAAATGAGTATCCTAAATCATCTGCAAGTTGTCTGATCATAACATGAATTTTAGCAATTTGTGCATTAGTTCCGTTATCACCAGATATACTTACAAATATTTCTACTTTTGCTCCTTCAGGAAGATCTTCTACAAATTTATTAAAAATTCTTTCTTGAGCTTTTATGTTGTATTCTAACTTATCATTTTTTTTAGTTAAGTTAGAAAATAAGTTTTGTTTCATACTAATATTCTTTGTGATTGTGGAATATACTCCTCAGAACGTTTTATTGTTTGAGGAATATATTCACTTACTTCATCTATCTTTTTAATAGAATCTGTTTTTTTAATATAATCTACTTCTTTATATTTTTTTTCTTCCGTTATACATGGAATTGGTTCTGGGCATATTGTTGGTTCCCATAATATAATTATACCTAGTATAACTATAAGAGCTATTGCAAATTTTCTCATTTTTTATTATTATTTTTATTAATCCAATTTCCTACTTGAGTAGTAAAATACATACCCATAGCAAAACAAGCACCACAAATTATCATGATACCTGCTAGTTCTAAAATATTTGTCATATCAATTTATTTTATTTATAATTTATTTAAATATTCATGTGTTTTCATGACTTTCTGTAATTTCTTTTTCTATTTCATACATAACTTCTGGACATAAGTCATAAAAAAATGATGACATATCAATCTGTTCATCAGTTGATGTGTTATAATTATCATTCCATAAATATACTGCTTCTACTTCAACAGTAGATCCCGTACCAGGATAATCATGTGTAGCTTCTTCAGCTGGCACATAATTGTATTCTATATCTAATTCAAATTCATTTATTTTCTTTGTGTAAGTGTTTCTTGGCATTTTCTTTTTCTTTTAAGTATTTTTTTAAAAATTCAGCTGGAGTTCCTTTCCAGTTTTTATTTTTCATCATTATGTAGATGTTCTTCATCTTTCCCATCTTTAAAATTTTTAAGCATTAATCTTATAGGAAGCACTTGTGTTATATTACACATGTCACAGCACTTCCCATCACTATTATATAGAGGTAATGGATTGTTTCCATAACCTTCAAAGTTTTTGTTACATAAACAACAAGTGTAAGTTTTCATTCTTCTAAAGGATTATAATATTTAACTTTATCTGAATCAAATGATGATAAAGCTGAGTTAACCCATTTAACATCCTGACTATTTCCATAACACAAGATATGGCAAGTAGCTGTCTCACTAGGATTAAGACGTAATAAACGCCCTATTCTTTGTGCAGACTTACGCTCATTGCCATATGCATGCATAATTATACCTTGTCTTAAATTAGGTATAGTTACACCTTCACTAAGTTGCAATACACAAGACAGCTTATCTATTCTACCATCACTGAATAACTGTAAGTTATCCTCTGATGAGGTATTTTTAGAATGATAGCTGTGTTGACACATTCTATCAGCTTGTGCTTGTGTATTAGCAAAGACAATGCATTTCTCTCCTATATTTTTTATCAAACTTTTAGCATATGCTTCTTTAGTTGGATAATCCATCATGGCTTTCATACGCATAATAGATAGGAATTGTCTTTGTTTAGGTGTTTGTGCATCTCCCAATGCACCTGTATAGTACTGATAATCAGCTACTTCTGAAGTATACCATGTTCTTCCATCTTTTGTAGATTTCTTAACATTTTTTACTTTAGATAATTGTAGTTCATGTACTATAATTTGATAGTCATTAAGTATATCATTGTCAGCTGCTTGATCTACACTAAATGTATATCTAACAGGACAATATCTATTAACCATTTTAAGTTTTTCTCCTGATTTAGGTGGTGTACCAGTTAAACCTAGTATTCTACCTTTAAATTGATTTAAAAACTCTTCATGACTTTCTAATAAACTATGACACTCATCTAAATAGACTGTATCATAATCATTTGCTTTTTTCTTATTTAATGATAAGTATGTTGTAAACTCTATATGTTGTAATAAATCTTGTTTACCTACTAAATTTATCTCATTGATCCATGAGTCTTTAACAGACCATTTTGGAACAACAACTAAAACTCTTGTAAAAGCATCAAAGAGTTTTTCTAAATGATATAGTGCAATTCTAGTTTTACCAACTCCCATTGATATAGCTAGTGTGCCTCTTTCATATTCAAGTGCTTTACTTACAGCCTTAAATTGTACCTCTTCTCTTGTTATGTCTTTCACTTCCATTAGTTTAAACTTATATTATTATCTTTTAATAATTTATTAATCATTTCTTTTTGTGCTTTATCTCTTTGTTCTATAAAATCATCATAGTTCATACTGCTTTCTATATTTAACGTACCATCTATAGAATCATCCATTTTTTTTAAATGCTCTTTCATATCTTTATAAGCTGATGTATTTTCAAAACCATTTACTTCATTTACTATATGTAATAAAGTTTCTTGATCTATTATATCTGGATGATCAGAAACAAACATAGCAAGTTCATATAATTGTTCTTTTTCTAATAACTGTGTTAAAAATTTTAATAATTTAATCATATTCTTTTATTTGAAAATCCTAATTCTTCTGCATCAATTGGATTTGCTTCAATCCAGTTGTGACAGTTTCTACATACTGATAACCAGGTACTTACATCATTATGATGTATACCTCTACCTTTTTTATGATGCACATCTGTTGATCTTTGTGTACATAGAGGAAGAGCAGCTTGACACATAGGATAATCAGTAAGGAATAACCTCCTTAATTGACTATACTTTGTATCAATACGCTGCATCTTCTTTGATTTTTGTCTCATTTTATATCTAAATAGTTTTTTGGTAATAAACCTTCAGCAATAAATTTAACTATTAAATGTTCATATTGAATACCACATTCTTTAAGAGTTAATTTATTTCTATAATCAGGCATATATTCAAAAGGAAATTCATGCAATTCTTTACCTAATTTACTACCTGCAAATATACTAAATATTTTCTTTGTATCTTGATGTGCAATAAATTGTTTCCATTTATTTATAACATCTTGAGATCTTTTCCATACTTTAATTACTCTTTTCTTTTTATCCCAATGCATTCTATCTATTTCATCTTTAGTATACATCTTTAATCCATGTAAAACTCTTTTAAATAAATAATGTTGTTGTGGATTAAGTTTAGAGTAATCAATTATTTTCTCATATTGCATATATTCATCATATATGCCTAATTTATGAAGTTTAGTTTTAAATTTAGAAACCTTTAAGGTTTTAAGTTGTTTATCAGTAAACATAGTTGTAAGTTTTATTAAGTTAATATTAAGTTAGAGTGTGTTAAAAGAAAAAGGGCCCGAAGGCCCCTTATCTAAAAACAAGTATTATGTGTGGATTTATAATTCAAATGAGTCATCATTTGCTTCTTCAAGTTCCACTTCTTGAGGTTCTTCAACAGACTCCTCTACAGGAGCTTCTTCTTTCTTGTTTCTTCTAGTTGATTTAGTTTCAGAAACTGTTTCCTTTGCCTCAAAACCATTAGCTTCTTTAATTTCATCAGAATTAACGTGAGGTACTAAAACATCAGTCATTTGCATAGTAGGATCAAAGAATGTTTTTCTATAAATAGGTACTACTTCTCCAGTTTCCATATCAACTGCTTTACATATGATGCCAGTTTGACCTGCCATTTTAAGATCTCTATCAGAATCATTAGTATTAAATGCAGTAATTTGCTCTTTAATAATTAATTGTCCTGGTAAATGATCTATATTAGAAAAACTTTGTTCAAGTTCTTCTACCTTACCATGTACTAGTGTACTTCTATTTTGAGTTTTAAGCCAGTTGTTAGTTCCAATAGATGTTGATTCTTGTTGAAGTCTAATGTAACCAAATTCTGGGTTATTAGAAGATACACGGATTTTGTTACCATGCTCATCCGGCATGATGTTAACTTTATTCTTAGTCATGTCAATAAATTTTAAGTTGTTTATAAATAATTAATTAAGTGTCATCACGATGAAAATATTCATCATTTAATTTGTCTGCATCAGTAACTTCGTCAAGATCTGGTTCAGACTCATTAGTTTTATGTACAATTTTATCTGCTTTAGATTTAGAATTGCTTTTTAGCACAGATTGAAAGAAAGGATCACTTACCTCAGTGGTAAAATTATCACCTAATGATGCTAGTTCATGTAGTTCTTCATCAGTAAGATCAAGATACTGTTCTAGTGTCATATGTATAACTCTTCCGTTTGGTAATTGGTATATCATGACACAAATGTATCAAAAATATTAACCTCTTTCACACAATCTTAATTGCTAGATTAAAATAAATATTAGTAGTATAGCTATCTATTCTACAAGTTTTATATATTTTCCTCTTCTTTCTATGTAATTTGCAAGCTTTAGCTCACGTATGGCCCTCTTGATAGTACTATAGCTAACATTTAACAGGTCAGCTATGGTACTATTAGAAGGGAAACAAGTTTTGTTCTTGTTACAATGTACTGCTAATACAGCATAAACTGCTTTAGCATTAGTTGAAAGTAAAGGATCAGTTATAACTTCATAAGAAACTATACCAAATCTTTTTACTCCCATATATGTCTAAAATATCTTTTTTGGTTTTCAGTCATAAATTCAAGATTAAGAGTATCTACATCCATTGTATCCATAACAATATTATTATCATCATCAAGAACAGGTACTTCTATTGTCATCCTATAGTAAGTAGGATTAAATTCACTACCATAATCAGGTGAACTTATAATCTTACCAGACATATAACCATGAGATATTAAACTTTTGTCTTGCATAATATCCATATTCATATTACTGAATTCATATTTACTTGGTTTAAATACAACCTTATCATTTATATTAAATAATCTAAATTTATTTTTAATATCATAATCTCTATGTAAATAATTAAATAGTGTGTTTATCTGATCATCACTGAGCATGTGTAATAACATTTGAAACATTATACCCCGCTTACTAGCATGTTCAGTGAGATCTGATAATAGTTTGATGACTCCCTTGTCATCTAAAGTTAATTTTTTCATAATACTTTTATATTTTTATGTTTGTAATTAGACTACGGAAGGACAGTAGCTATAGTGCCCTTCCATAATCACCACTCAAACTTAATAGTCTTACAACTACTAAAACTTTATACTTGTATTGTTATGTAGGCCAAGTATGAGCCTTTTATTTGATTTTTATACGTTCTAACATATAAACTCCAGCAATAAGTGATGCAGAACTAATTAAAAAAATACATATATGTATCATAGCATTAGCAACTACATAAACTATTCCATAACCACCTGCAAATACTATTACAAGTGTAATTAATAAAGTAAGAATCTTTTTAAGTAGACTAATACTTTGTGATAATAAATTTTTCATAATACTGTTAGTGGTGAGTCACTACCTATTAGTTAAACATAATGATTTATACAGTTTACTCTGTTAGATTACGAACCTTTTATCATCATGTTCAGGATTACGCTGTTGCAGTACTACCCCTAATACTACTATGAATACAGCCTTTCTATTATATGAATGCAAGGAATTTTATTACAACAGTATTATCTATAGTTTACTGTAAACCTTGCATTCTTATAAACCTCCCTCACGTCATTTGGATCAAAGATTACAGGTGATCAAGCCTAACCAAAGATAGGTGAGTTACGGTCCAATAGTAATGAGGTAACACTAGGCTACCTCTTTACCATAATTGATTCTCTTCTTCTTCCATCCAATCAGATCCAGCAAATAAATCATTTACCATATCTTCTTGAAATCTAAGCTCAATGTTTCCTAGCTTAGGTTTAGGTTTATGATGATTAAATGTAGTAAGAGCATCATCATAGTTCTTATACTCCCAAATACTAGAGTAATCATTTAACATCTGTGATTCACTAGATGTAGTTTGTTGTGAGATAAGGTTCTTACCATTATCTATGTATAAAAAACCTTTACGGCTAAATCCAAATAGTTTCATATCATTTAATTTTAAGTGGTTGCGGATACTATTATCCTATAGAGAGAGAACAATAGACTATAATAAGAGTTATACATATCTTAAGCATCATCCTAATTAGGATAACTAACTTAAGTATTTAAGATAATCATTAGATAATTCTATCTAATCTTATCAATGTGCTCTTATTATAGCTATATTATATATTATTGTCATTAACACTTGTATTAGTGGTAACAAGTGGTATTTTGTGGGTATTATGATGTAACACACACAACTTAATGCACACAATTAATTTTTATTGTGCATTTAATTGGCTTAACTAATAATTATTGGTCCTTGTTGGGTAACCAGTAGCTATTATAGGTCAAGCAGTGTGTAAATGGGAGCCGAAGCTCCCCTTGCACACTAAGCTTGTGCCTCAGATACTTCAGTATCAGCAGGTACAAACTCTTCACCATTGTGGAATGCTCTGATCTCATCCACGTTAGTGTGTGGGATTAGAGTATCCTCAAGTGAAGATGTTGGATCATAGATGATTGTTCTATATATAGGCTGGCCATTGGACAGACATATAGGAGCATCATCAGATCCAGCTCTCTTAAGGTTTCTGTCATCAGATGAATCTAATGATTCTTTGATGACCAGCTTGCCTGGTAAGAACTTAAGAGAACCAAAGGTTTGTTCAAGCTCATCAGGCTTGCCAAATACCAGACACGAAAGTGTCACTTTCTTTAGAAAGTTATTTGCAATCTT